CTCTCTGATCTCCAGTAGAAATTAAAAACTGATATCGTTTTATTATTTTACTTGTAGATGATGTTACAAATAATCCTATTGTTCCTGAACCAGCAGATGTTAATATTACTTCTGGAAGATCACTATCTTGTATTTCTGGTTTTAAAGCATTAGGATCATTAGTCCTATTTAAATGTATTCTATTACCGGCTTTTACATCAGCCGTAAATTGTGGAGAATTTTCTAATATGCTCCAAAGAGCATCAAATACCAAAGTAAATGGATTTACAATAAAGCCGTCGTTATTTGCAGGAGTAGGTGGCATTATCTATTCATCTTATCTAAAGCTCTTAACATATCCTCTGACATTAACTCTAAAGTATGATCGTCTGGTAATACAATAATTTCACGTTTTGGTAAATACCCAGCACCCACTTGATGAAAACTAGCAATACCTGCAATGGTAGCTACTCCACCATATTTATTAGTGTATCTTCCTGGACCACCATACCCTATTCTTACTCCATAAGGTATTTTTTCTTCTATCGCACCAGGTTTTCCAGTAAATTCTGGTGAAAGTGCATTATATAAAGTTCCAGTATCTCTTAATATTGCTACTGAGTTACGTTTACCTTTTTTGGAACCTCTTCTAGCTCTAATTGTAGATGGTTTTAATGGTGCCCAATCTCCACCACCACGAGAATATAATACAAATCTTTGTTGTAAATAACTTCTTACACGAACACCCCATTGCTTAAAAGCATTATTAATTGGTGAACCACCAGAAGTTTGTCCACCAGCTCTTAAATCTCTTTTTAATAGACCTTGAAATTTTTTAAGTTTTTTAAGGTCTATTTTTACTGTGACTGTTATCATATATTAGTATAGAAAACTATCTGACTCTCTAGTTTTATATGCTTGAGTACGTTCTTGTCTTGCGTATTCTTTAGCAGCAGCATAAGCAGTAATACGTGCCGATCTACGCATTTTTCTTTGAACTCTTCCTGTACTTAATTCTTCATCAATAGCTTGTTTTTGATAACTAACTTGTTGCTGAGAATATTGCTTGGCGGCATAAACACTTGCTTGTCTAGCAACTTCTCTAGCTGTTTTCTCTCTAACTTCTTTATTAAATTGTCTATCATCATCAGAATTATATGCTGACTCAGATTCTTCCTTCATTAATTCTCGTTCATGTTGCATTATTTCATGCTGTCGTTGCTTTTGTTGATATTTTTTATATCCATAATATCCAGCAGCAGCAACAGCTGTAGCTATAGCTAAATGAGGAACACTTAATCTTGGAATTAATGTTCCAATTCCAAATATTGCACTAGCAGCCTTTTTTAATCTACTACCACCAACAGCTTTTGAAGCTAATGTAGCACCTTCTTCTACTGTAGCAGATGCACCAACTTTTCCTGCTAAATCTTTAATTGTAGCTTTATATGCAGCATTAGCAGCTTTTTGAGCATTTTTAATTCCTGCACTTCTAGCTGTAGCATTAGTAAGCTTCCTTGCTTTTTTTAATTTAGGTCCAGCAGCAGCTTTTGCAGCAGCAACAGCCTTTTTTCTTGTTTCAGCAGATTCTGGAACAATTTCCGCAGTAACTATTTCTTTAGTCTTATTAGCTCCACCAAAGAATTTTTTACCTACATTTTTTATTGCACCTAAACCATAAATTATTCCAGCTTCTTTTGCAGCATGTTCTGCAAAAGAAGATTTTGCAGCATGTTCGGGTTGATATTCACCTTCTCTAGCTTGCTGAGCTATTGTTTCATTTCTAACCGCACGAATTTGGCTTTCCCACTCCTTAAATTCGTGCTTAGATTGTTGTTGCTTAGGTTGCTGTTTGGGTTGCTGGACAGGTTGAGAAACTTGTTGAGAAACTTGTTGAGAAACTTCTCTGACACTTCTTTTCTTTTTACTTTTTCCAGAACTTATAACGCTTCCAGAACCGCCAGAACCACTGGATTTTCCACCATTTTTAAATGTGAATTTTCCATGATCTCTAGGATGTTTACTTTCTTCAAAAGCAGCAAGGATAGATATATCATTATTAAATGATAAAGATATCTCTGTTAATCTTTTTCTGGACAATATTCGTTTATCTATCATTGTTATATCCTTATTTAAATTCAGAACTAACTGCATCTACAATACCAGATATACCTTGTCCAGCTTTTCTTAAAATAAATCTACTAGGCGCAGTCGTTATTTTTGTGGCAGCAATATTAGCACCTATTACAGTTTTAGTACCATATTTTGCAGTTGCATAAGTTGCAGCAGCAGCCATTTTAGAAGCAATTTTAGTTGCTCCATATCCAAATAAAGCGGCAGCAATAATTGGGTGTCCAGTAGCAACAGCAGCAGCGCCACCACCAATTATTCCAGCCCACTTAGCCCCTGTTAAAATTTTACTTAATCTTTCTTTAGCATCACCTTCTTTTATTTTATTACGTACTTCTTTACGATTATAACTTTCACCTTTAAATGTTGCCTCATCACCATTATTTTCTTCACTTCCACTACCGCCACTTCCACCTTTTGAAGCAAATTTTCCATGATCTCTAGGATGCTTGCTTTCTTCAAAAAATGATAGAGATAATTCAGCCAGTCCATTTTTTGTTCGTATGTTATTTATAGATTTTACTATTGTTCTTCGCATTTTATCTTTATTATCAAAATGCAATGCTTCTGATAATTTTAATTCAAACTCAGGAGTCTTATTTGGCATTTTTAGTTTTTCTTTATATAAAAGAATATGCGGGCAGGGATTAATATAAATCGGACCCAACTAATTTATATTAATATACCCGCATATCCGACCCATCGCCTCGCCTGCTTATAAACATTCCGTCAAAATAAACCTTAGATAAATATTACGGTGCAGTTTGAGTTAATTTAATTAAAGCACCGGGGCGAGTACACATAGGCAAAGGATTAGCCTCTGCGTGCAATTCAATACCTAAACCAAATCGCATAAGTTCTTGTTTTGCATAATACGGTAAACCAATAGTATTGACCGTTTCAATAAACGGTGCAGGAGCAATATGTTCAATAAATAAATCTGGACAGCCTTCAGGAAATGCAATTGCACCCTTATCAGGAACAAAGAAATTTGTTCCAATATGGCCACGATAATTTTCCCAATACATTCCAGCAAATTCAAAACCACCAGGAGCAACAGAATCTCCCTGACGATTTAATTGTTGACGCTGTTGATTTCGGAAAAAGCTTCCACCAGTTCCAGTATCACCAGCTTGCAACCATCGTTCATAAGAATGAATAACGGTTGGATGATTAATAAAATTATCCCAGAAAGCATTTCCACAAAGAACTCGAATGCTACGATACATTGTAACGCCCAAAGCATCTTCGATTGCTCGAATAATTTTCGTTGCTACATCCTTTTTCATGTCCATTACAGAAGTATATGGATCACGAGCGCTAGGAATATTAGTAACAGTCGGTGCAACATTGCTACCCAAACTTGCATCCGCAATATTATCAGTATAACCAACAGTAGTATTATCTGAAATTTGTGTCAAGAATAAATAGCTAGAACCACCAGCAGTAGTACGATAAAGATTCCTATATAAAGTCCCTGCGGGACCAACAGGAATTGCCGTTAAAGTCATTTTGTGAGAAGCTGCTAAAGTAATAGAGTTACTTGCAACACTAGCTTGAGTTTCACCAGCACTAGTAACAAAAGTTACTTTATAAGTATATGCACCAGCAGATAATAAGCCGCTACCACCACCATCGGCAGCAGTTAATGCTCCAGGTGCAGTAAAAGAATTAAACGAAGTAAAATCTACATTATAACTGGTTTGAGTAAGTCCAAATTCACTGAACCAATTAAAAAGAACAGTAGTAGTATCCCCATCCAACAAATTGCCTTGCAGAGAACTAACACGATAATATTCTTTTGTCGTGTCAATCCAATCTTTCATGCTTTGCAATCGTTCATTAATTGCAGTAGCAACTGTTTCCATTTGATTTGCAGAACCAAATGCGCGTAAATTTTGCACTTGATCTGCAAGCACAGATTCATTGATGGGAATATGAGGAACTTGGAACGCACGAACTTTTCGCAAACCAATGGTATTAATTTCTGTCATTACGCCACGAGCGCGAGAAGTTAATAGCCCTAACTTTCCATCTCGTTCTTCAACAGCCGCCATAGTAGTGTTTATTCCTTTTTCTTGGAATAAACCCATGTCGGTAATTCTAGTTGGTTTATAAGGAAGCTTATTTATTGCAGCAGTTAAATTAACTACATTAAAAGCGTCCTTACGAAAAATGTCAAGAATGGCACCCATAATTAAATTGTCTCCTAATCTTTCCTTCTAATTTGAATTTAAATTGTTGTTAAATTGAATTATTAGCTAGTTTGAGTAACAGAAATCGTCGGTTCAGCAAGCGGGACCATCGGAGGACTTAATGCTTTCAAAGTAGTTAATATTGTAGAAATAGTAAATGCTGCACCAGCAGCATCAAGTGCGGGAATTCCACCAGTATAATCTAAAATTGCCGGGCCACGAACAAGAATTGGTACTTGATAAGTTGTAGCAACTCCGGCCGCAATAGATAATTCGTGCATCCAAAGTAATAATCCTAATACTCCAGCTTCGTCACCAGCAAAAGCTAAAGCATATCCACCGGCGCCATCAGTTTTAACTGGATAACCAACAGGATCAGTAATATCTACAGCAGAACCACTCCCATTTTTAACTACAGCACTTACACGCTGATAACCAGGGTGAAGTTCAAAGATTAAAAGATCACCTAAACGACGCGGCTGATTTTGAATTGGATAAGTAGCAGTCATGTTTTACATTGTCTCCATTACTTTAAGTTGCTTTAAGGACATTTTTCTTATATCGTTAAATGTCCAACCAAATTTTTTGTTCAGTAATATACACAATCTTAAATATTCTGTTTTTAACATTTTATTTAAGCTTGACCAGCAGCTTTAGCTCGACGAGAAGCATCTTTCATTAAAGGATTAGACGTTTCATTATTAAAAACGTCTGAGTAGCTTAATTCTAAAGCGTCATTTTGAGACTTTTCCTTATCTAAGCTTACAACTTTTCCATTAGTCTTTAATAATTCAACAGTCTTGTCAAAATTATCAAGAACATCACCATCCTTTGAAAATGCCAATTGTAAAGCATCATCAGTACAAAATTGACCAACTAAATTTTTAGCTGTAGCGGGGGTTACATACCCGTCTTTTGCTAAAGCTTGAATTTCAGTCAATCTTTGCTTTCGACCTAAAGAAATAAATCCAGCAGCAATAGGTGGCTGATTAGCTGCACCATTAGGTGCGTGATAATGTTCCTCTTCGTGCTTAATTCTATGTGCCACTGGACCAGTTCCTTTCTTTTTACCTTCCTCGTCTAATTCATTATCTAATTCATTATCTTCTTCATCATCTCCACTCTCTTCTAAAATTGCATCAATAACATGATTAATTGCTTCAACTAGTTTATTATCAGGAATGCCTTCTAATCCTAGCTTGTCAGCAATATTTCGAAAATCTTCAATCGTTACTGTTGCAGTTTCTTCTTCTCCACCTTCTACTTTCTTTTCTTTTCCTTCTAATTCTTTTTCCTCATTACCTTCACCATCTTTCTTTTTCGGAGGGAATGGCATTTTCTTTTTCTCCTTGTCGTTTTTACTTTCTGATTTACTTTCTGATTTACTTTCTACGTAACTTGCAGCAATAGCTAAAGGTTGCATTTTAGATAACCCAGGAATTACTGGATAATCTGTAAACGCAACATGACGGATTGGATAAATATATTCATTATCTCTTCCATCTACAAATTTAGGTGGGACAAATACACTTACCCGAGTATCTTTTAAAGACTTTTCTGCTTCTTTATCTTTAAATTTAAAGATAGTGAATAAAGAATCTTCCCCTCTCTCGTTTTTATCTATTTCAAAATCTACAACAGTTGCGCGACGTGCTTCCGGGTCTTCCGTATGATTTAATGGCATAGGAACTTCTATACCATTAAACATCATGGCTTTAAATGTATTTTTCCAATGCTTTAAAGTATTTAAATCTACTTCAAATGGTATCCTTTCATGTTCATCGCCTGCTTTTGCATTATCTTTAACAAATGCACCTACAGGAATTGTCTCTATTTTATATAGTCCATTAGATAATTTTAAAGCTTGTCTCTTTGGAGAGCAATATACAATAGGGTTTACTAATGGATTGTACATATTAACATATTACCTTATACTTGAGTCTGTAAACCAGCGAAACGTGCAGAAGATTCCATAAACAAAACACCAGAATTAAATGTAAAATCTTTGTCTATCTCTGCAAGTCCTTTCCAGTCTGATGGTGGTAAAACTATCCCTGTTTCTGGTTCTTCAAACAAGCTTATTACTGAACATCTACAATTCCAACCATTTGGTGGCCAAAAATATAGCCAAAATTCAGAGCCTTTAGGTAAAGTTACACCATCAAGTATTCTATGTGCTGGTCTTACACGAGAATCCCCTACTGTTACATATCTATAACCCCATAATATTTCTTGTATCGCAGGGTGTTGATCGCTTTGCCATCTTCCAGCAGAGTATGCTAAAGCGGATTGCGTTCTAAATATTGTTTCTATTTTAAAAGGTTCTTTGATAGATAAACCATTAGCGGCAAATGCCTCAGCTAATATTTTACTACCCTCTTTTATCGGTGTTCCTTGCAATATTAGATCATTTACTACTTGTCGAAGATTATCATTTGTTTTTTGACTTGCATTCTTTAATATATTAAAAACTGGCGGAT